TCTCGTAGTAGAAGTTTACTGACGGACGACCTTGAATGTACTTGTTTGGTAGTGCTGAATAGTCGTCGCGGTTCATTTGCGGGACTGGTAACTCACTAATTTTGTTGATTAGCAATAGTTGCGTTGCCGTAAATGTTGCACCAGACGCATAAAGACGCCAATATGTTGCGCCATTTGCATTACTTGTTCCCACATCAAAATACGCCAACTGATTAACTGCTGGGAATAATGTGGTATCAATTGTGGTTGTTGTAGTCCAAGTTACACCATCTGAACTCGATTGTACAAGCAAATCAGAGGTTGGGAGGGCTGTTAGCGTAAAACCGACGCGCGCAATCGCTGTAGGAGACGATAATTGTACTTGGTAGGTAGTAGCACTTGCGCCATTAGTTCCTGTGACGTACGTGCACGTGGCGTAAGCCATATTGAGAATATCAATAGTACCTGCAGGCATTGGGTACACTACTTGCCCAGCAACTACTGGAATAATCTGTTTATCTACTGTCCAAAGGTTAATGCCTCTGGCAGCTAGATTTAACATTAACAAATATAGATTGTCTAATGCTATACCGACAATTTCAGGGGTTTGCGCAGTAGCAGAAATACCCACGCGGCGAATTGCGTGTTCAAGTACTTTCCTTGTTTCTACGGTGGTTGCACCGATTGTCCCTGATGTTGTCATTTACTTTTTCCGTTTAGGTAACTTCCTTTTCCCTGCAGCTTTATCTGCCGCCACAAAGTCTTTACCGACTTCCATTGGGATGCCTACTTTTTTAGAAAACTTTTCTGAATGCGCTACGGCGTCCATTAGCTTTTTTTGTGCTTTAGATTTACTTGGCATATTTTTGCTAGGGAAGGGGGTCAATTAGACCCCCATTCTTAGTTACACTGAGTACTGAGTTAAGCCTAATGCGCCAACACGTGTTGCGCTAGGACCTGCTGCAATACCAGGAAGAGCTAGGGCTACAACTACACGTTTAACACCGTCTGCTGCTGATGGTAGTGTTAAGCGACCACGTACATCACCAGTCGTTGCTGATACTGTTGTTGCGTCAGCTACTGTGAATGCTGACAAGGCAACTGCTGTAGCATTGAAGTTAGCGCCAACTACATAGTCACGGCTTAGTAAACGATATGGTAGACCTAATACATCGCCATAACCAGCAGTAATGCTTGTTGATGTTGCTGATTGCGCGATTGTGATTACATACTTGTATGTTTTAACGCTTGTTACAGTTGAAGAACCAGCTGGGCCAGTGATTGTTTCTGTAATTTTTTGACCGTATTGGTCATAACCCGTAACTGTGTAAGTAACGCCAGCATTGGTTGTAGCAGATGCTGAAGTCAATGTAACCACGCGTGGCACGTCTAATGAGTAACGTGTAACACCGCTTGGATCGTTAGTAATGGCTGTAACGCCTGTACCAGCTACTAATGTTAAGCTAGTAGCGCCAGTTGGTGATTGTGAAGCAGCTAAACCTGCTGTTTGTAATGTTAAAGGCACAACATCCCAAATATAAACGCGACCCATAGGGCCTACGCCTAGTTCCATTGGTGATGGTCCTGCTGTATTTGAAGCACCGTTAGTACCAGTAAGTACTGGACCTAACATTAAATCATCTGAAATTTGCATTTTATTTTTTCCTTATGGCTTGAACCACTCAGGTTAGTGGGCGGTACACGCCCGAATACATGCTTTATATCACACATCGCCAGTCTTCAGCAAGTAGTTTATCGCTGATTTTAAAAGTTTTTCGTCGTGTTTTAGCAGCCCAATTGCAGTGTTACATGCTGAACATAAAAGACCTCTAATTTCATTAGTTTCATGACAATGATCTACTGATAATGCAAATGTAATTCCTTTATTTTTATTTGTTTCTTCTTTCTTACATATTGCGCAAACTTTATTTTGTGTTGTAAGCATTTGCGTGTAATCTTCTAAAGTTATCCCGTATTTTTTTTGAAGTTCTTTATTTTTAAAATATTCAGGATTATGTGTTCTATATGTTTTTTGGTTGTGTGCATTACTTTGCCTGCTAGTTAAATCTCTATTTTTAAGTGCCCAGCGCACATTGTCTTTTGCATATTTTTTTAAAGTGTCTATTCTTTTTAAGGCATACGCATCTTGTGGTTTTTCACCTGCATCCTTTATAAAATTTTCAAACTTTTTCCATTCGTCACAAATTAACAATCCTTTATTTAATCGCGTAATACTTCTCCAAGTATTATATAAAGGATGCTTACTTATATTTTCCTCATTGATTATTTTTTTACCTACTTCATCTGATGTAGTGCCATGTCTTTTTAATCTTTTATAATGCTTTTCACATAGTTGTTTTGCACACTGTGGTGCATTACAACTTATTACGCTACATTTTGGTTGCGTTGGAAAATTGCTCATAAAAAAATACCCTTACCTAGTTAAAAGTAAGGGTATTTTATACTACATTAGACTAGTTGTAAACTAGTCTGGACAACTTGGCTACGTACCTGGTGTTCCGAAGACTGTTCTCCAGTCGGTCCATCCAGAGCCAAAACGCATTGTTGTTTTGTAGCGCATAGAGTCAGTCTCGAAGTCACCTTCCATAGATTTCTCTAATTTACGACGCCATAAAACTTTCAAGCCGTTTTGTGCATCAGTTGTAACCCACCATGCTGTACCTGATGTTAGACGTGATAGAACTACAACACCGCTTAACAAGTTCATTGATTGAACTGGGTTAAGGTCGTTGTTGTTAGTACCAGCGCGTAACACTGATTTCAACAATACTTCAGCTTGCAACATGTTTGCTGGTGCAACTGTAAGTTTTTGTGGAGTTAATGTGATCTTTTTGCCACGTGGATCAGCTGCTTGGCGGATTTGAATCAACATTTGTTCTAGAGATGTTTGAGACAAAGCTGCAGAAGTAGCTAATAAGTTAGAGGCTGAAGGATCACCAGCAGTTACTGCTAAAGCAGCTTGGTGGTTGTTAACGCACAATGCAGAGCCGTCACCGCCAGTGTATGAAGCGTTAAATGCACGGTTCAAGTGGTTAGCTGTAACAGTTTCTAACGTTTCTGTCATTGATTGAGCCAAGTGTTTAGAGAAAATAGAACCAATACGTACATGGTCGCCGTCTTCAACTAAAACTTTAGTCAATGCAAAGCCCATACCATAAACATCATATGGGTAACGTTTGATGAACAATTGACCGCCTTGATCATAAGGAACGCGAGTGCCGTCCGGCATAACTGGGGCTGAGCCCATACCGTACAACATTGGTTCTTCATGGTAAGAACGTGCAATACCATTTTCTTCACTGAAAATTTGTGAATATTCGTCTTTACGTTGGTCGTATACGCCATCGAACACTTGGTTCAGAATCGGTTCTACAACAGCACGAAAATCCGTACTTCTCATTGGAATAGCCATTTAGATTATCTCCTTATTAAATAGCGTTAGGTGTGGAGATTACTTGGCTTTGACCGATTTTTACACGAACAATGGTATAAGCATCGCCCCATGCGTTATCAATCTCTTGACCAAGACCCAAAATGCGCCATTGCTTAACAGTAGCAGCACCAGACAAGGTAGTAGACAAACGAGTAGCTGTCGTACCTGTGTTAGTGTTACCAGCAACAATAGTAGCATCGGCTGAATCACCAACTGCAGTAATTGCAATTGAACCAGCAGCTTGAACTTCAAAAACGGTGAATGGATCATCGTTAACGTAGAACTTGATGTTGGTTGCACCAGTAGTAGTACCTGGCCAGTAAGAAGACTCAGTTGGTTTACCAGATGCATCGTTGTATTCACAACCAGCAAATACGCCAATGATAGCGTCTGAACCAGTTGAAATATTGATAACATCTGTAGTGCCAGTTAATTTAACTGGATCGCCACGATAAATCGCAGCTGACGGACCGTTTGCAGTTGTTGGTGTGTAAACACTAACAGGCATGCTTAGGCCAGACGGATGATACACAGGTACAAAGCCCTGTGGAGCAAGTGTTGCTGACATAATATATATCCTTTAAAAAATTAAAATATTGGTGTAGGGCCTGATTTACGACCCAATTTTTCAAAGTCACCTTCTACAATGCCTAGCGAACGACCTGAGCTATCTAATTCTTGAGTAGCACTAACGCGATCATAAATCGAGTTCTCTTGCTCATTAGGAATATCATGATGATAAATAGTCATCAAATCTTGATACACCTCATCAGGAATCTTAAATAACAACATTTCGTTACAGGCTACACACCCTTCAAATTCACCCTCTGAAGCTGTAAACTGCGAACCAAAACCCGGTACTTCTGTGGATTTTACTGGCATATAGCCACGCTGTACACGCTTATATATTGGGTCAGTACTGTTAGTTGTAGACAACCAGCAGCAATGAAACCCCGGAATTTTCGGTGGAGTAGGAAGCACTTCTTGTACCCAGTCACGACGCAACATCGCACGACGTTCTTCTGCGGATAGGGCACTGCCATCTTTGTTTACGCGGTCAGCATCCGCGTTATCACGGGAGCCACGAACAGCCTCACCAGTTGACTTCTTCAAACGTTCGTCTGAACCTAGTATTTTATTGGTATCGCTCATTTCTCTGCTCCTTATCTCTGACCGTTAGCACGGTCATATTCTTTAAAACGTTTAATGGCCTCTGCACGTTGCTTAGGATCATCCCACATACCACTATCCTTTAAAGCTGATACACGCTCAGAGCTCAATTTATATGTGCCACCATTTCCTGACGGTGCGCTTTCGCGACCAGATCCAGTGACAACTGATTTAGAACTATTATAATTAGTTTTACCACGGTGAGGTAAGTTTTTCTTCACACGTGCCTCTAATTCTTCCCAATACTGTGGTGTAGTTGGAACCCAACCCTCACGCGCTAATTCACGATCAATTTCAAGTGCACGACGTGAATCTGTGTCTCCACCATTTGGGTCATACCATTTATTACGCTCCATCCAAGCTTTAGCATGGTTAACCAAGCGTGGGTCTAATGGTTGTTGCGTATTGGTTTTGCTGTGTTGATACGTTGTTTTAACACGGTTAAGGTCTTCGTATCGACGTTGCGCTAGAATCATCTTCTCGGTTGCGTCGGCAATACCTGCACCATCATTTGCTTGCGCTGAAAGTGCAATTTGATTCTTAAAGTAGTTATACGCATCAGCCGCTTCCTGAATAGAAGTCTCAATTTGAGCTTCCTCAGAACCTTGGTGGTGACGTTCAACTACCGCTACACGACTCTGTAACTGATTAATAATCTCATCACGGGCTGCTAATTCACGTTTTAGTGAATCTTCACGCTCACGCGCTGCGCGTTTTTTATCTTGTCTTTCTTGACGTCTACGGGCACGGATGCTTTCCCTGTCGCCGTCATCGTCGTCATTGCTGTCGTCTGAAGAGTCTTGGCTATCATCTCCATCGTCTACTTCACCACCTTCAGCAAAATCTTGTTCGTCTTCATCTCCAACGTCTATATCTTTGTCGTCTTCAATTTCGTAGTCTCTATCTTCAGCCATACTAATTCTCCTTACAGAATTTGATCAAATGATTCAAAATTACTATCAATGATCATCTTGACACTTACGTCGTCGAATACACAAAAAATAGCTTTATCTTCTGAATCTGGGATTGGCACTTCAAAACGAAAGCCTCCCCAACGAGGTGCAATGATAATATCACCAATATTGGCCCATGCGCCCTCAGTCCACAACTCACCTGTTTCGCGATTGCGAAAGGCAATTTGCCCCACTTTAACAACCCGTGATACTTGCGTATTACCATTGTTAAAATCTTGTGTTTCGGAAGATAGGATAATGCTGCCTACTTTCCTTTTTATTGTACGTAATTGTACAAGTACTTGCGCCCCACAAGGTATAACCCCTGGGTCTACCTCAGGGAAGTGTTCCCTAATGTAGTCTTCTTTTGTTATTGCCATTACTAACCCCTTTCAGAGTTTATGAGTTGCGTTCGGCCTCTTCGTCTTTAGATAATACAGCATCAATGATGCTTAAAGCGTCAAGAAGACCACTATATATCCCAACCTGCACACCGTGTTCAAACGGGTCTGCTTTAGGAAATTCCATGCTACCATGGGCTTGCTCATCGAGCTTGCCCTTGATACCCCTTAGAATGTCACCGATTATACGGTCATTCATTATTTGTCTGCTGCTTCTTCTTCAACTGCTTTTTTAACAGCCGCTACTTTTTTAGCTGGCGCTTCTACAACTGGAGCAACAACTTCTTCTAAGGTAGCATACGTTGGGTTTAAACCACCCACGCCAAATTTTGCATCGATGTACTCTTGTACAGTGCCATCAAACTCAAACTCTTCTACGTTACCTTTTGCGTATGTTAATTTTAACTTAGCCATTATTTACCACCCTTCATTGCACCGCCACCGCATTTTTTCTTAGGTGCAGCTTTTGTTTGTAATGCTTTAGCTTGTTTAAGCTCCATTTTTTCCTGAGCTTCATTATCTGCGCAAATTGCGCCGCCTTTTTTGTACATTTTTACACCAGGTTGTACTTGTCCTGCTTGCTTACATTGTGCTAAACGTGCCATTTCTATCTCCTTAAAATTTATTGTCCCTTGTTTTTAGGGAAAAACCTATCAAAAAACGACTGCTTTTCATCAAAAGCCGATTTAATCTCAAGCTTCATTTGCTCAATGATTTTTTTGGTTTCATTGTCTTCGCGATTTTTTAGCAGCTCTGTCATTTGATGTTGATAGTTATCCGCATCGTTCTTCATCATTTCAGTTTGTTGCTGCATGTCTTCACGTTGGCGCTCAAATGCCTGAGTCGTTTCCGCCAAACGTTGTTCAAACATTTGCTGGTCTTCTTTACGTTGCTCTTCCATCATTTTTAATTGTTGGTCGGCTAACGCTTGTTTATGCTCAAACTCTTGCTCTTTTTCAGCTCGTTGCTCTTCCATTGCACGTAATTGTTGCTCTATTGTTACTTTTTGTTGCTCAAAGGCCTGTTGCTGTTGTTCATTTACTTGCTTGCTTTGGTTTTCCTGACCTTTAAGTTGCA